TCGTGGTCGGAGCGGTGCCGCCGCTGTTGTGCGTCGCAATGGCACCCGCCAGATTATTAAGGTCGGTGCGAACAGTCGCGCCAGAAGCGTTGCCAATATTGTAATCGTGCTGGGTCATTGCTGGCCCCCATCCTTGCCGTTAATCAGCACCGTCTTTGGTGCTGTAGCGCTATCGAATGTACGCCGATACCAATCGATCCAAGATTGCGTGCGAACCGGGAGCGGCTTGCCTAGTTCTTCGCTCATCATTTGCGCAAAATCACAGAAAGCGACTTCGAACGGCAACGGCTGCATCAGTCCGACGCGGGCGCTGTGATCTTTGATCGGCATGAAGCACAGCTTGTCGCGCGAATAGAAGTACTCGTTTAGCGACAGGTCCCCATCACCACCATCGACATCGCCCTCATTCAGTTCTTCGACATCCTCGAAAGCGACCAGGATATCGTGCTCATCCAATATAGCGCGTTTGTACATGGCTTAGACCTTCACAAACTTTTCGCACCATGCGATCCATTCCAGCGTCTCCGGCGGCAGTACGATCCGGCCATCATCGCGGATCGCTTTGAACCCCTTCACGATGGCCGTCATCTGTTCCGGCATCACGGTCTTTTCATCAAGCTTCTTTTTCTCTGTGCGCGTCAGAGGCAAGAAGCTTTTGTCCTTCTCGATCCAGCGATACGCCCGCAATTCAAGATCGGGCGCTTCCACCACGATATCGTCTTCGGTGATCGCGGCGTCTTCCTTCTCGACAAAACCGATCAGAAGGCGGTTTGCATCCAGCGTTGCCACAAATTTGGTCATGGTTAGGTCACCTGCTCGGCTTTCACCTGAAGAGTTGAAACTTCGATATTATATGCCGGATCGGTCGTGCTTAATCGACATTGATATTGGAGGCCCCGACATTCAAATTCTGCGCTTTCCGCGCGCTGGTACTCGCTCCAAGTAGGCGAGGCATTCGGATCATCGTCGGTCACCCGCACCCATACCTGCGCATCGGCGTCACCGACAGTCGTGCCATCAAAATTGTCCCAATCGTCTATGTTGGCGGTCCGCTCATCAAACAGATCGAAGGTATCGGTGATCACGACGGCCAACGTCGTGCGAATGCGAACGCGCTGTATTGTCGTCAAATCCATCAGCGTCGAAAATGTGTACGTACCAGACAACGCAACACCGCCGCCAAAGCTGTCGATCAACGTCACCGCGTCCACATCCGGGATGTCATCCCACAGACCAGTCGAACCCAGCTTCAAAATGCTATCGACACCAACCGTGCCACTGTGCGTCCCGAAGAACGTCGGTTCCTCGATGATCGTATTAAGCGTCGTGTACCCCAGGACCGTCGCGCCTGCCGTCGAGACTGCCGACGGCGAGGTGGATTTGATCCCCATACTATCGACAGCCTTGACCAAGTACGTGCCCGGCTTCAGCGGGAACACGCCGACGGTTTCATATCCAGGCACCACATTTCCGATGGTAACGCTTTCTTCCCAAAGCGCGTTGATTTCGGCCTGCGAATGCCGAACCTCGAAGTACCCGCCGTTCAACACATCCAGGTCCGGCGATTTATCCCAGCGCAGAAGAGCCATACCGCCCATGCCAACCATCGTCAGACCGGCGGGCGGCGTCGGCGGGGCCAACAAACCGAATATCTCGCGCGTCGTGACTTCGGAAGTCGCGGAATTGGAGCCCATGACATTGATGGCAATCACGCGGAAATCGTAAACCGCCGGGTTCACGTCAAAAATATCAACCGCCAGGAAGCTAGCGGTGACCTGCGGCAACTGCGTCCAATCCAACACGTCAGCCCGTTTGTACTCAGGACGATAGAACGTCACATAGCCGTCGGTTGAAGCTTCCCAAGTCATCGTGACTTTGGCTTTGATGCCCGCGCCGTCACGGGTCTGATAAGTGCTTTCGGTGATCACAGGCGCGCCGGGCACACCAACAAGGAACGCGCTGATCAACTCTGTACGCTTGGCCGGGGCAAAGTACCCTTCCTCATCGGCATTCCAGGCGAACACGTTGCTATCGATCTCGCGGACTTGCAGATCGACGCCGATGTAGGGCGCGCCTGCATCATCCTCATCGCCAACTAGCTGCCACTGCATCACCTCAAATTCCTTGGAGTTCCAGCCGTAGCGATCCAACGTCACATAAATACTGTCGCCCGCTTGCACCTGGAAAGCCGACAGCTTGCACGGCAGCGTCACAGCCATCTCGCGCCGACCGCGCTCCAATTCTATTTTGGCGATGCGCTGACAAGTGAAAGGCTTGAAAGCGAACGGCATATCCAACGTCGTGAAGATGCGAATGTTGCCGTCGTCAGCTTCGTATGCGCCGTTGATGACAATCGGGTACTCATCGTCTTGCCAGAAATTTTCCGGGGCCAGGAACGCGCCGCGCACAGCGTTGAAGCGATCACGCCGGGATACCTTCGTCGTGATTTGTGGACCACGGCGCAGATCGCGCTCGATCAGTGTCCATGTTGGCATCGTGTACACACCACACTTGATGACCCACTGTCCGCCAATCAAATAAATGCGGCCCGCCATCGACGCGCGGATGTTGTCGAGGATTTGCCCCGGCGGGTCATCCAGTTCTACGGTCCCGGCTGCTACGTAGCGCGGCTCCGCAATCCTCGTCAGCGTCATGATACCGCTGCCTGGATTAGTGATGTCGATCACCGTGCGCGTCAGCGCATTGGCGTAAGAAGTTGCCAGCCGGACTGCGGGCTTCGCGACGTACAAATAGGGATCAACGCTATCAACCAGATGCTCGCGGAATGGCACGATGTAGTAATCGGTCAACACGGCAAGCGGTGTAGGCATAACCGCGCTTTCTGGCGGATGTTCTGGCGTGCCGTCGCCGGGATCGGCGATCACACTCATCCGCACGCGGTCGCCTAACGTCAGATTGACCAACGTATCGGTATCGAACTCGATGCAGTTCAACGTGTCATCGACATTGAAAACGATATGATCGGTTGACGTGACAGTGACAAATTCCTCGCAGGAATTAGCCGACGCCTGAAGCACCGTATCGTTCACCCGGCTAGTCTCCAAACCCATGCCGCCCAAATACAGCGGGCGCGTGATGTAGTCGCGCAGCATCAGCGTTGGGTTCGGACTAAAAACGGTGTTGCCGGTGCGCGGATCAAAAAGCTTCTTGCCATACATCCAAACCGAAACGGACGGCAAGCCGCTGACAAAGACATCCTGGTTATAACCAAAGCGGATGTAGACGTACGCGCGCCCGCGCCCGCGATCAGTCGAAACGGCTTCGGTTTCCGCCAGTAAATCGGGATCAGCTTCCTGATCAGGGCTGCCCAAATGATACTTGATGCGGACCCTATTCTTGTAAGGGCCAAACTTCACCATATGCGTTGAAGCATCGATATTGTCAGAGTACACAATGTAGTCGTTAAGCTGCACCGCCACGATCTCATCGATTTCGTGGCACGCCAGCGTCACGATCATGTGCAGCCGGTTATTCAGATTGGTCCCCTGAACGAAGGTGATCGGGCCGGAAGAACGTGTGTACCCATAGACAATGCGCCACGGCGTGATTGGCTGTCGGACGTTTATTGTCCGATCCGGCGAGTGAGGCATCTCTGGCTTCGGGGCCATCGCCTGTTGCAACATCGCCATGCCAATGGACAACGCCGCCGTTACCGCACCAACAACAAGAGCGGTTGCCAAAACCGATCCAGCAATAAAAGCCGAACCAGCGACGGCAGAGCCAACGCCCGCCAGCACGCCTGCTGCGACACCGCCGATAACTGCTGCTGCTGGGGGCATCGTTTACCCCAATCGCCAAGCGCGGGAAGCGTGCTGCACCGAAATGAATGCCCAGCCGCGTCCCGCAGGAATGATGATGCGCTTACCCGTCAGATCAACGATGCCAGCCGCCATACCCCGCTCGGTCTGCACCATGACAGGATCGCCGCGCCGCGCCATCGTCGGCGGCACTTCCTCCAAATTGTACTTAGTTGCAATACTCTCAAGCATGCGTTCGAAGCCACCATTGCGCGCGATGATGCGAAAGGCTTTCTTGCGTTGCGCGTAGGGCGGGAAATCGGCGCTGAAATCGACGCCGGTCATCGCATGGATCAATCGCGCGGCGGACTTGCAGCAATCGTGATCGCCATATTGGCAAAGTACATCCTTCGTCGCCTCCATCGCATCGAGAAGGCGCGTTTCCCAATCTTGAAAACGAATAAGCATCGCAGTGGCCATATCTAGTATCTCCAACGTCCGCTTTGCGTCGGTGTACTTTCTACAGGTTTGCGCCCAGCATTCTTGCCCGTAAACTTCGGCGTGTTTGGTGTGCCACCACCAACACCAAATTGAATAATTTTGTCCTGAAGCGCGGTCACATATTGGAAGAACGTGTCGCCGGGATATTCCAACTCCTGGTCCTGCGGCGTGTAGTATCGAGGGTTCGGACGGCGAAGCGCGGCCAGATCGTTCTCTGCTGTCAATGTGATCCGGGGGTTGGTTGGCTGATCATCGATGGTCATCACGTCCATCGTGCCCGAAAACAACATGTACGGATCGGCGATGATCGTAAAGTTGCCATCGAGCACAGCGACCCAAAGACGGCAGGCGCGGTTTTGATAATTTTCAGCCAACGCCAGCGCGATCATGATCTCATCCGCGCCGCTCAGCGTGAATTGTACGTTGGTCGCTTTGATCTCACCGGTTTCCATGATGCCAGAAATTTCACCCAGACCGCCGACACCTGTGTACGCATCGCCATTCCATTGAATGACGCCGACGCCAGTCCAAAGATTAAGATCGCCAGACGTGAAGCCAAACTTGACCAAAACGATTGGCAAAAGCGCCGCCGCTGTGATCTCAGAGACAAAAGGCGCGGTAAGCGAACGGGTCATGGATAGGTCAACGCCTCCATGATGTCGAAGCTGATGCCCGTCAGGAAATTATCCGCTGACCACGTTGGATCATTAGTAGCAAGACGCCACAGGCCCTCGCAGCTTTTCACGATGAGCGTCGCGCCGGAAGCCGGGGGTGTTTTCAACATCGGCCAGATTTTGACCGTGGCAACACCGCCGCTTGTCGTGTTGACCTGTTCCAGATTTTTGAATAGGCGCGTGGCAACGCCAGACCCTACTTGTACATAGTCGCCGACCATCAGATAGCCGGTCACGCTCGACATCGCACCCGCGATGCTGAGAAAATCAGTATTGAGGCTGGCAACCGAAATGACAGGCACGCCCGGAGAATTGGCAGCGGTGCCGCGTGGCACGCCACCTTTCGGATCACCAGCTAGAAACGTGCCGTAGCGTCCATAAAGCGATGCGAGGAACGCAAGCCAACGTTCTGCGCTGTCGCGCGGCTGCGATGACACCGCCATTCGGCCCATCCAATATTGGCCAGGATGCCGATAGACTTGTTGGATGCCAGAAAACGGCGAAGAGGACATCGCCACAATTGAGTACATCGTGAACTCTACCGCCGACAAATCTTGCGGGTCTGGCAACCTGATCGGATAAGTGATGCTCGGCATTTGTCATTACCTTAAATATCCGGGGTCCATCCGGTGACGCTGCCGGACCATTTGTACACTCGTTTCAACAAAGCTTGGCATCGCGCGACGCAGCGCTTCGCGGACGGCAGATTGCACCGCCGCGTCGCCATTGCTATTGCGCGCGTCGATGTAGATCGTCGGCTGGCCGCCGGACTTTCCACCACTGCCGCCGCCCGCCAGCGGACGGCCCTCGACCAACTCCGGCCCCATTTCCGCAACGGACAGCAACGTGGGCCGCGTGAAAACGCGGGAGCCACCGGTTGCCAGCTTCGCGGAGGGGATCGCGGGGGGCAGCGGATACGCAACACCGCCGCTTCCTATAGCGCTGCCCGCACCAAACATGCTTCCGATGGTCGAGTAACTCGTACCGAAAACGGCGTTCATGAGCGGATTGATGATCGCCAGCTTTACGATCATGTCCAAAATCTGCTTGCCAACATTCAGGATTAAATTCTTGAAGCCTTCCCACGCATCACCAGCAGTGCTCAAACTATTGGTCACGATGTCCGCAAAGCCCGACATTAGGTTTTGCGTC